CAGGAAGCGGGTCAAACCATTGAGGCGGAAATTCTCTCATCTACGTGTCTCGTTCTATTGAGTTTAATTTATTTTCGAGCGCCTTAATTCTCCTAGTATTTGAAAAATTCCACAAAATTGAACAGACCATAAATATAATTACACCCAATATGAAATCTGACATTTCATGTCTCCCCCTTAAGAGCACGGATGGATTTGGCGATTTCGCGCTTTGCAGTGTTTACGCCTTCGTCCCATTCAGTGTCGGTCGCCTCAAGGAAAAGGCGCTCTGCCTTCGCGGCGCATTCCTCAATGACCTGAGCGCGCACGTCTATAAGTGCTTTCCGTATTTGCTTTTCGACGAAATCAGAACGCATATTTGGACTGAAAAAATTGGACGGTGTGGTGTACCATTCTGATGTAATGGCTTTTATGCGCTCGCTGATTTCCATCTACTTCCCCTTCGCTTTCCTATAGGCTTCTGAGAGAGAACGGAGATCGCCGACCTTGATGACGTAATCCAAATCGCTAACCACTTCAGAATCGGCAAGGCGCCCCCATGTGCCGTTATGTAGGAAGTCATGGTCGTAGATTTTCGCCCCTTCAACAAACGGCTCCATGACTCGTAGAAGCTCTTCTAGGCTGGTGCGGAGGGACGCTTCCGCGGTCGTGAATGAATATTCAACGCAGGTCGTTTTTATCGGCCGGGAGGATTCCAGTTCCCCTATTCTCTTTCTAAGCTGAGAGATGAGGTCGGCTGCTTCATACATAACGTCTGAACGGAGCCTGTGGTACGACACCTGATCGAACCCCATTTCTTCGCGGCTTCTTGCTACTCCTTCAGACACGAAGGAAAATTCCCGCAACCGCTCTACAATATCTCTCTCTTCTTTGAGTGTGGCCTCGTGTGTCTCAGGCATTGGCTAGTCCTTCTTCGCATCATTGCATGCGCGGTCTTCCTGATAGCCACAGGTCATGCATGTGTAGCGCAGGCATTCACCGCCGTAGTCGCGTTTGACGTAGACGGGACCGCCTATCGAGTAACTTCCGCATTTCGGGCACGATGCCATGCCTATTTCCCCCTATGTGGTTGTGTCTCAGTCATTACTCTTTAGCCTCTTGAAGGGTTGAGGATTGATGGGCGCGCTTCAACTCCGTCATGAGATCTTCAACGAATCCCAACGCGCCGTTCAGACGGTCGTAGATTTCGTAAAGCTCGTCGGACGCGAATTTTCCATGCGGGCTCCATCGGCGCAGATCTAATGCGGCGTCCTCTGCTTTGCGTGTCGCAAGTGATAGCAGGTCCGATGCCTTGCTAACGTCCATCACGCTTTCTCCTTATGGGTTGCTTCTTGCTGGGCCAATACCGCAGAAATTATTGCGTCGATAAACGTAAGGCAGTCGTTGGCACGAACTCTCAGGAAGCCGCTTTGGTCAAAGTGATGTCCGCCGACGCTTTTGAAAATATGGAAATGGCCGCTTGGCCCTCGACCCCATCTACATCCCGGCAGCACTTCATTCATCAGCCCCACGCAAGCCCCAATGCCTTCGGGGTAGGTGGTGAAGTGGTCTGGAACAAAGAATGGGGCGTACAGCGGCCAATCGAGTGTCCATTGTTTCGCTGGCAGAAGCGCTCTCGCAACAGCTAGATCAAGCTCTCGGCTTGGCCCAGTTGCACTTCTAACGCGTTCCTGGAGGGATTGGAGAGAGGATAGGTTCATGTTCAGCGCTCCACGACTTGCCCGTTCATTTTCTTCTTGAAGCGAGACTTCCGACCGCATGGCATGGGCTGTGACGATTGCCGGGCGTTTATCTGCTTCTCGAAACCTCGTCGCGACTTGTCGATAGCGGGTCGCCTCTTCTTCGAAATTGCATCATGGCAGCGCTTACGAAGAACCTTGCAGTTCTCAAGCGTAGGTTCGCCACCAAAGAAATCCTCGTCGTCATGATGATATTCAGGACCGTCTCCGCAGATGATCTTCACGCCGCATCCGCACTCGCAAATGCCACCACTGCGAAGCCACGCCGCGATCTTGACCTTCTTGGAGAACTCCTTGCGGCTCATCCTGCTAACGCCCTCTGGATTTGATTGCGCACACCATTGATCTGGATTCTAACCCGTTCGTGTTTGCAGTCACCGGCTGCCGCTCTCAAAGCCGCAAGGGCATCCGCGAGAAGCAGTTCCAGTTCCATTTTCGCGCTCTCTTCCGAGAACTTCTCGGTGACAGCTGCAAGCTCGTTGAGGCGCTGTTCGGCCCGATCCTTGATGCGCTGGATGCGTTCGAAAACATCGTCGCTCATCGCCAATTTTCCTGCCGTTCGATCTCAGTATCGGTATCGATTACGAGTGTACGAACCAACCTCGGTCTGACTTCTGCTCTGTCGTTCTGATGAGCCCACTCTGAAATTAGAATACCTGCGAGCACGAACAGAAAGACGAGAATGATCGCTGAAGCGGTGTTGGTCATTTCTTGCCTTTCGCTTGGGCTGGTTCTTCATCGCCGTTGAGCAACGCTTGCGCCTTGTCCTCATACGATTGCTTGGCGATGGCCTGCTCGGCTTCAGACAGGTTTGCGAGCCGCTTCTTTTGCTTCGGCTCTTGTCCCCATTCTGCGAGTTCAGTTGCCGACTTGAACGCGGCAATCTCTTTCAGCATAGCAAGCAACTCGACGGTCTTCGAAACTCGGTCTGATATGCTGCGCGGCTTTGCATTCTCTCCGTCGTCATCGGCTTCGTCAGTTGCCAGACCAAGCGCGGCCAGAAGCGAATACCGGCGCCCATAGGTGATGGCAGAGCCCATTCCCTGCGGGTCCATCTTCATCAGCGGTATTTCGACGATGGTTCGTTCTACTTCGCCGCTTTCGGCGTGGACGATATCCGTATAGACGATGACTAAGCGCCCTTTGCTTCCCGGCGCATCGCTCATCTCGTAGGAGCGCACAATACCTTGACGCAAGCGCAGACCTTGTGCGTGCAGAGCCGGGCGAACCTCCGCAAGGATGGCCTTCAGCGTCGCATATGTTCCGTGATTGCCAGGCCGGTCGTTTGTGATCCAATGCGGAAGCGCTTCAGAAACAGCCATAAGCGCGGCCAGCAACCGGAACTTGCTTGTTCCGAGAAAAGCTTCTTCCTCAGCTTCGACAGCGCGCTTAGACGCCTCAATGGCCTTATTGCTGATCGTCTCAGGGAACATCTCGCCAGTGTCTGGATCGAAGTTCGTTTCTTCCATCATTTCTCAAACTCCGTCGAACGTGCCAGCTCGTTAATGTCCTTCACGCCCTCGAAAACGCCGCTTTCAATGGCCTCTCGAGTGAACATCCATTGCGCTCTGCGACGCTCAGTCTGAAGCTTATCAAGCTCGATTTCTGCCGCTGTGATCTTCGCCTCGTACTCAGTCTTCAGAGTTGCGAGATACGTTTCGGCTTCCTCAACGTCATTCTTGAAAGCGGCTTTCAGACGCTCGACCGTACCCTGAGCTTCGACCACACGTGGCGTCGCGCTTCTTGCTGAATTTGCCATTGCATCGAGCGGCAACCGTCTAACGTTTGACGATGGTTGCGTAACAGTTGCCGCCGCCAGAATGTCTCGGAGCCATGGGGCTTTTGCCATGTCAGTCTCCTATCGTTAGAGCTGTGCGCAGTTCCGTCCAAGGATGAACCCGGAAGCCAAACTTGCAGCCATCCTTGTGGCGCATAACTTCACCGTCGCGAGACGCGATAAGAACGTTTCCGCACGAACGGCACTTCATCCAGTCACCATCCATCAGGAAAGCGCGCGACAACTCGATGAGGGCATTATTGTTTCGAATATCCATATGGCTTACAAATCATCCCCCGAGATAAATAAAAAACGCGATCAGAAGTACGAAGCCATTCGCTGCAAGAGCGATTGTGAGTGCTGTTCTGAGTGGTCGATCCATTCGCCATCTAGTCCGCTTGGAAGCACATAAATCACCACGCAAACCACGATTGCGACGCCTGCCGTAAACCACGCTAAGTTCCGATCAGAGCGCTCCTGATACGTAAGGCGCTTGTTCTTCCGCATGCACAAAACTCCGAAACTGAAAGGGTTAGTCGTCGCTTCCTACAGGCCCGAACTTTCTGTCGAGAAGCCACAGGGCAAATGCGAAGATGAGACACATGGCGACCATGCCGCCAAGGAATGCGAGAATAACATTGCTCATTCGTCTTCATCCTCGTCACGCGGCATGTGCGCGAAAACCAATCCGATACACAGTGCAGTGACGAGGGCCACAAGCAGCGACCCAAGATCGCCGCTCATTCCGCGGCCTCGCGCGGTTCCCATTCCTGCTCACGCGATGAGACGTCCATGTCCCACATCGCGTCCTTGATCTCGCGATCGTAGGCAGCTCGAATTTGGTTGCCGAGATTGTAAGCAAAGAGCGTGTCGCCCGTGAAAGGTCCGTCCCCAACCGGCATGACAAAGCGGCGATCTTTCTGTCCGTGCGCCAGAGCTTCAACCGTGAACTCGATGATGTCGCCGTTCCGGTCGAAATCGAATGAGCCTTGGAACGCGCCGCACTCGCCAAGCTCTGTCGGATACCCGACGTCGTAGAATTCCATCGTTTGTCCCGAGACGTTCATCTCTGTGCGTCCTTCTTTTTAAAATCAGCGACTGTGAGAGGCTCAAGGGCTCGAAGGCACCTTGTGAGGCAGAGCATGTCTTCGCGAAGCGCGAGCGGGGCTTTCTTTCCGCCGTTGGCTGCCTTGAAGCATTCCGCGAGAACGACGGTCGCGCGCTTTGCTCTGATCAAATCATCATGCGGGTTAGCCTTCCGCCATGCTCGTATCGCAGCATCGGCCCGCGACCACGCATCAGCGGTCGCGCCATCATTACTGACGGGGACGGCCTTCATGGCGCTCTCGCAAATTTCGCACATACCTCGCTCCCTCAGTGTGAAGCCAAACCAGCGGGCACTGAATAGTTCTGACGTGCCCACGCATTGTGTTCGCGAATTTCGTCCGGCGTGAGTTTGACCGGCTCTCCGTCTTCGCCAAGCTTGAGCCATTCGCAATCGGCGCGCGTGTGGTAGCAGTACAAATGCCAGCGCTCGCCGTCTTCTGACATCATCGACGGTTCCATAATGCCGATGTCGGTTTTGCACTCGCAGCACTGTTTCATCCGCCTGCCTCCTTTCTTAATAGTCCCAACTGATCGCGTCGGCGCGGCCGGTGAAGACAAGCCACGCCGCATAGAACCGCTCAGCGAATTTGTGCCGACGACCATCGAACCGCGTCTTCTTCTCGGCCATCAGCGCCAGCGTGTCAGGGTGCGCGTAGATAATCAAAGTCGGTCGCATACCTCGCTCCATTATTTTACAAAATGATCATCGCGCGCGATGCCTAGACCGTACTCGACGCCGAAGCAGAACATCATTAGCTCGCGCGTCTCCGCTTCCTCCGCCTTGCGGCGCCAGAAGGCGATTTCTTCCTCGACCGTCATAGCCAGTGACCTACTGCAAAACCGATCACAAGCGCCGCGACTGAGCACCCAATAATCAGCGCAACAAAGCCATCCATGTTCGGCATCTGGTTATTCCCTATCTGCCAATGTCATGATGCCACGACCAAGTAGCGCGGTTCCCATTGCTTCTCAGCGATAGAGACAGACCAGTCGTCGAGAAGGTCCTTGATCTCGCGGTCGTAGGCGGCTTCAATGGTGTCAGCCAATTCGCGCGCCCAAACCTCGACCTTCGTCACCGGGTTGACGAGAACGTCGACTTCAAGATCAGGCGTCTTTGACCGGAACCCTTCGACGCGAAGACGAACGACATGGCCGTCGCAATCGATCTCAGCCGTTCCGTCGTACCCTTTGCCGTATTCGTCGCCATCAATGTAATGGCCGACTTCGAAATCCATGCTGATCACACCGACGTTCATGGCGTGACCTCCTCGGCCTTCTCCTTCATCTTACGAGATACGTCGAAGTATTCCGGCTCGCCGAAGCCCTTGTAGAGCTTTCCTACCTGTTCAGCAGGAAGGTCGAATAGCGTCAAATCGAAGTGGAAGCCGTTCCCCTCGATAACGAGGTTGATCGAGTTCGCGTTCGAAGGATCATGCCGAACGAACTCTACGGTCGTGCAGTCGTGAATATTCATGCTGCTGAAAGCAATGCCGGACTCATTCATCTCTATGCGTCCTTTTTGAAAATCGGCCAGATGAGAGCAACCGTCCCTCAACGTTCGTCTCATCTGGCCCTCGGTGGCCCCCGCCGCCGGTTCGAGTTTCAAGGGCGCTGCTGCTGAAGGTGGGTATCCGGACCATTCCGGTGCTTTTGGGAGCACCCTTCAGCAGCAGCATCGACAAGGTTTCGAGAGAGACGGGCGTTCCTCAAATCAGCGTCGATGTCATGAAGCTAATTCACGCTGCATGAACTCGTCAAGAAAAAAGTTCATGCAACATGAATTTTTGTGCACAGATAAAATTGTCACGTATGGTGAAATTAATCCGTTCCGTACGCGGACGGCGTTAATGGGAGAGGCGCGACCGTGAGCGCAGGCGCGAGATAACTTCCCGTTTAGAGAAGTTTTAAGGCTGGACAAATTTCACAGCCGATGAGCATTATAAACGTTATTAATCAGTGATGTTTTTAGCTTGGTGCAGCGCTTCTAGCGCGTACTCCATCTCGCGGCGGAGTGTCGATGCGTTCCCGCGGAATATCCAATCGAACGTTATTTTATAGGTATCGCAGAGGCGGTGCGCCTCATCTTGCGATGGATACGTCGTAGCCGTCTCATACTGATTGTAGGTCGAAATACCGATCCCAGCTTTTTCGGCGAAGGCTCGCTGGGTGCCCCCTATGACGTTGCGAGTGAGGCGCAACCGATAGGCCACGCCCTCCTTGCTCCGGGCCGTGAAAAGGTCTTCCGGGACGAGGTTTACGTCTTTCTTCCGCACGGGCGACTTCTTCTTCGATCTGACCATGTATTCGCATAGCTGCTTTCGTCGGTACTGCAAAGCTGTGCAAAGACACACCGGGGGGCGATTGACAAAATTCATGAAGCATGAAAATCATTCATTCATGACCGATAAGCCCATTTCAACCCTGCGCGATCTCGTCAAGGCCTATGGGGGAACCGGAAAGTTCGCCGAGTTCCTTCATGTCGTGCCGAGCGCCGTCAGCAACATGCTCCGGGATGAAGAGCTGCCCCGCGGCTATCACCTCGAAGTCTACCTGGATTGCCAGCGCCGGAACCTTCGGATCGACAAGCGCGCCTTGTTCGGGATCGAGGACGAACGGGGCGGGAAGTCAAACCCTAGGAAGCGGCCCGAGGTCAGGGCCGCCTAGGTCGTCCTGCGTTCCATCTAGTTCAGTTCTCGTTGCGTGAGTTGGCTGGCGGTTACAGCTGCCGGCATGAGCCTTTGTCTGCGCGGACTGTGGACCGCCGCGCGCGTCGTGACCGTGGTGGACAGGCGGTCTTTGAGGTTCGTGCCAGCTGCTGTGCCCGCGTAGTCCTCTCCTGGACATATCCCCAAAACTTCCCTGGGCTGAGCAATTGGCCCAGGGCTTTTGAAGGGGAGCACATACGAAAAGACCCCGCTCGGGGGACAAACCGAGAGCGGGGTCAGAACGCGATTTTGGGGGTACTAAGATGACGATTACAATACGCGAAACGCCGTCAACGGTCAAGAATCTGGGCTGTGTCGGTGACCAAAAAATGGCGGTGCTCGCATGAGCAAACGCCTTCCCTGGTATAAGCGCGACGTTGATGCTTGGCGCGGTGGAACGCGCTCAATGTCGATAGAGCTCAGAGGGTTTTATTCCGAGCTCCTGGACGCGATGTGGGACCTGCAGGGCCCCATTCCATCCGACCCTCAGAAGCTTGGCATCTTGATCAGCTGCAACGCGCGCACTGTCCGCAAATTGCTGCCGCAGCTTCTGGAGCTCCGCAAGCTCGTCGAGACCCCGGACGGACTCATGAACAGGCGCATGGAAGGCGAGATAACCGGCGTCGCGCCAAAGATTGTTCAGCCGGAATTCGAGCGGAATTCGAGCGGAATTCGCGGTGAATTCGAGCGCAAAATTCCGAAAAAGCCAATGAATTCTACGCGCGCGAAAGAAGAAGAACTAAGAATAAAGAAAGAAGGCGATTTGATTTTTGAAAAGAAAAAGGAAGAGACCGAACGCCAACGGCTAGCAGCGCTGGCCTATCAAGAAACGCTCTTTGCCTCACCTATCGACGGGAGGCCCCAATGAGCTACGGCATGCCTTGGGACGCGCACAAAGGCTACACGGGCAAATACGAGCTCAGCGGCCGGCCAGTCGCGCCGCAGATCCGGAATGAGATCAAGACCGAAATCGATTTCAGGAAGTTCCTGGCGGAAGCCGCTGAAGGTGGCCGATACGAGGCCGATGAATTCATGCGACGCGGTGATAGCAAATGGGTCGCGCGCGCTTTTGCTGAAGGCTGGTCGCATGTCCTGAGAGACATCGTTGCCGAACTCTGCCGCCGCCACATGCTTGAGCAGGGCCGTTTTCCGACCGCCGAGCACCTCTCGCGCCTGACGATCAACAAAGAGGACTACGAGTCCTTCAAAGCCATTGGAAGGCATTCATGACCCAGATCACCGCCTACGCGAAGGAACTCGCAAACCATCTCAGAGAGATTTCAAAGGTCCAAGAGAACGTCAAAGACCTGATCGCATCTGCAAAGGATGCTGGGATAAATGTTCGAGCTCTGAGGAAAGTCGCCAGGGAAATCCTGATGGAGCCGGATAAGCTCGAGCAGCTCTACGATGACGAACAGCAACTGTCCCTGTTTCGAAGTGAAGTCGGGTTGACGCAGCGATACGCGGAGGCTGCGGAATGAGCACGGTCGTGAACCTCACGTACTTCAATCCCGGCCTCGATCCGAAGAAATACAAGGATCATTCGGAACGCGTCTCGGCCGGCAAGAACGGTGGTGAGGAAATGGCGCGCGCGGCTTTCTACAACCCCCGCAATCGGAAACCTTCTCTTCCGAAGCTCAAGTTTCTGGAGAGCAAAGAGTGATCCATCGCATCCGCATCTTCCTCTGCCACTACTTCAGCCTCCACGAGATGGAATGTCTCTTGGAGAACTACAAAGGTACGTACGAGCTGCATCGGTGCCGGCATTGCCATCTCAACGCTGCCGTGCACTGGCACACGCGGGAGGTCAAGTTACTCTCATGGCGATAACCCATTTTCAGTCGGTCGAGATCCGGCGCCTCTGGAACATGGACTTGGACACCTTCGACATTGCGAAGGAACTTAACCTGAAAGAATCCGAGGTCTACGCCTACGTCGGTCGGTATGTCGAAAGGAAAGCAAAATGTCAGGTCGGGTCATTGGTCTTCGGGGCTTCAAAATCAAAGACGGCAAAGTCCAGCGTATCCCCGGCTTCGGTTTGAACGCCTCTGAAAAGATAAAGCAAAGATCCAGCAAGCGTGTGCGTCCAGTGAAACGAGGAAAGACCTGATGGAAGACGCAGCACTTTCACCGACGCGCGAACAAATCAGACGCGATACTTACGAGCCTCCGCAGGTCGACCAACAGACAAACCGGCGCGCATGGCGAAAGCTCTCAACATTCGACCAGCTCTACCGCCGAAATGAGATCGAGTATTCTCAGTTCCGGTCGGCTGAAAAGCTAGAACAGCACTGGATGGGCGCTCAAGGCCACGACGTCCGCCTTTCCCATGACGAGGGCGGCTCAGGAGAGCGGCTGGAGTTCCCGAGATCGTATCATGCCCAGATGGTGGAGAAAGCCCGTAGGCAGCTTCTGCCGCGCGAATGGCTGGCATTGCAGTGCTTGCTTGAGGAGACAGACGATCTTGCAGGCATCGGCCGGAAGTGGCGAGCCATCGGGACGCAGAAGGTAGCGCGAGCGCAGGGACTGCTTTTGGTGTCTCTAGGACTGGAGCGACTGGCTGTGCATTGGGGGTTCGTAAAAGCATGAGGGCGAGCCAGAAGACCCGCCCTCTGAAGCAATAAGATCGATAGGAATACCTTAAGATGAAGAGCATATGGCAAGGCGTTGGCAGTGGACCTGGGTTTATCATTCTCTTTGGGCTAACGCACGTTGGCGATGACTATTGGCGGGGCGCAGCCATCGCGTTCGCCGTGCTGTTGATTCAAATGGGCCAAACCATTGGCGGTGCGCTCTACGACCGCATTAGGAGCGTAACTTGATAGAGCCAACGGTTCCAATTTTTGTTCTCATGGCCGCCATGTTTGTATTCGGATATTTGCTTGGTCGATATCACGGCTCGGAAAAATAGAAGGGGGCGGCTTCTTTCCGCCCCCTTGAAGTATCCTAAGCCCTGAGGGCGATCCGCAACTGCTTGCCGACTTTCGTCATTTGCAGATGGTCTTCGATCTCTTGCCGCAACCGGCTGGCAGCTCCTTCGTCAATTCCTAGCAACTGAGACAGTTCCCGGTGTGAGTTGACAGACCCGCCGTTTGCTTCGATTGCCTTCCACACCCGGTGCTCGTGAAGATCAATAACACCTTTGCCGATCTCAGGCTTACGTTTGCCTTTGGGAGGCTCGGGATCGTTATCGACGTCTTCGACAATCGTATTTCCGTGAGCCAAATCAACGGCAACTGATCGGCAATCGTTCGCGGCAACTAAGATCGGACGCTTGCCTTGCCGAAACGCAAACCCGAATGCGACAATCGAACCGACTTCAAAGAACAGGGTCGTCGCGAACGGCATGAGCAACACAAGGGCCGCCACGATCTGATCTTTCGTGCCGGGGACATGCAGCAACATGGCGATCTCTGCCATGGCCTCTGCCTTCGCATTTACTGGACGTTGAGGTCCGAGAGCGGAGATCTTGCGATCAATGCTCTCGATGGCAGCAGAGACGTCTTTCGAGTTTTGCTGCCAGTCTTTGCAGTTACTACCGCAACCGGGCTTACGCGTTGGACGCCCGCGACTGTCTGGATATCCCGCAATTTCTTTTGCCGCTTCTGCATCGGCGAAGTCTTTGCGAGCCGTGGCCTTGGTGCGCTCTTCCTTCAGGGTCGATATTTTCTCGTTCGTGTCTTCGGCGGAAAGCGTTGACACGTTCGCTGTCTCGACCTGCCGGCCGACTGAGGAATAAACGACGAGGGACGTTCCCGATATGAACAGAACGAGGAACCCGATCGCCGATGGCCAGCCTCCCTTGGTTCGCCAAGCCTCAGCCATCAGATGGCCTGCCGTGATCGTCCCAAACACCGTCAAGATGGTCAGCCATTGGCTGGCCTGCCAGTGCATCGGAGACGTCAGGTCTTTATCCAGGAGGATGGTCAGGCCTCCGACTGCGAATGCAACCCCCGCCACAAGAGCGAGGGCGCGACCTTTCCAGGAGTCGTTCATTGAACGATCTCCTGTTTCACTGACGCTTCGAACATGAAAACTGCGGTAATCCACAGCGCAGCGATGATGAATGCCCCAAGCGGGACAAGAAGTCCGAGTAGTGCTAGGTCTGACATGGGTCTTTGCCTTTCGAGAGAAGGTTGAAGATCAAGAGGCTCGTTTCCCTGCCAGGGGTTGCGGGCCTCGATTTTTATAGTACGCAATCTTTGCGCATAACGCAATGAGGAAATCGACAATCATTGCGTATTTTTTAGCTTGATATACGGGTTTTTGATGCTAAAGTTGCGTAAGGGACACGCAGCAGGAACTCGGCCATATGCAACCCGATGAGTACCGGGCAGCGATCAAAGATCTCGATTTCACGCAGGAAGGTTTTGCCGACCTTCTCGGCGCCAAGCCGCGCACAGGGCAATATTGGGCGAGCGTTTCAGTACCACCCGCGGTGGCAACGATCGTTCGTCTATTGCAAACACGCCCTGAGCTTCGGACGGTGCTGGAGGAACTGAAGGCAGCTCGGATCGACAAGGGAAGGAAACGGAAATGACAGATGATCTAACAGGACGAGCGATTTTAGCGAGCCAGCGTCTTAGTGAGTTTCCTAATCCATGGTCACGGATCAGCGAGATAGCTGCCAGGGTCGGCGTCAAGCCGGTTGTTCCCGCAGTTCCTTCGATAGTTGCCACGGGCGCTGACGGCAAACTCTACGATGTTTTGGAAGTGGTATCGGCGGTTCTCGACCGAATCGACAAGAGCGTCAGTGACTCAAAATCAACTTCCTAAAATTGCCTGAACATTCCTTTGCTTGCTGCCTATTGACCTTCGGTCCCAAATCACCGCATTGAAAGTGTATGGTGGCGTTCCTGCGCGAAGGGAACCGCTGCGCCAATCCCAACAATTCAAATCCCCGCTGCCGTGACTGTCTCCTGACCCGGGACTGCCACGACATACGTGCTGGCGCCCGATCCTTAGCCATGGATGCGCGGCGGCGGGGCTCACCCATTCTGACCGGAGCCCTGCAAGAGGGCAGGAACTAACAGGCCCTTAAACCAGCGCATATCGCGCTTTGGGATGGGTGCGTCCTTCAACGACCGGTCAGATACCCCACACCTGTCAGCCGCGTTGCGCCGGGCTGCTTCCCTCGCTTAAGCGCGATGTTGTGCCGTGTTTAGCCTTCAATGCCGCGGGGCTGATGCGGAAGGCGACAGGTCCCTTATTCGTGCAGGCGTTCAACCAGCGGGCCGCGGCTCGCGATGGAGACTATCATGAAGACCATCGAATACCGGGTGCGCCCGGTGACCAGATACATCGTTACGCGCTTCCATTCCGATTTGACGGTTGCGGATCACGGAACATTTGGAAAATCGTATCAAGCGACGAGTGGCTCCTGCGGCTCAGAATCGTGCGGAGAGTTTGACCGCAAGGAAATAGCCGAAAAAATCGCCTGGGCTTTAGCTTTCAAAGACGGCCCATCAGAAACGGTCGTGAAGGTCGACGACAGAATTGTCTACGACGGCCAAGTCACCGGCACGCAATTGAAAAATGAATCCTTTCCGCCCCCAGAAGGAGACATGCCATGAAACTCATTCGCTCGATGTACGGCGAGTTGAACCCCTGGGGCCGCTTCTGGCTCTGCATCGGGTTCGTAACGCTCATCGCCGCAGCTCTCATGTCGATGGACTTTGGCGCCTCGATCTCTGTCAAGCATGCCCTGTTTCTCGGCTGCCTGACGATCGTTGCCGCCTTTGCACCCGACGCCGCGCATCAGCAGTGGCGGGCAGGCGCCAAGCCGACGGCCTGCATCATCGGCGCCATCTGTGTTCCGCTTCTGATGATCGAGTTCTATTCGCACGCTGGCTATACCGCTGGCCTTCGCGGCGCCAACGTCCAGACGGCTCACATCCAGAACACGAAATACGACGACGGCCGCGCGCAAGTCGCTGATAACGCTGCAAACCTAAAGCTCTGGAAGGAGCAGCTCGCCAAGCTCACGACTGAGAATGGATGGGCTGCGACGATCTCTGCCGATGGTCTGCGCGCTGATCTGGAAACCGCCAATGAGGCTGTCCGCCAGGAAGAATCCCGGGGCGGATGCGGTCCTCGCTGCATGGCCAAGATGAAGTCTCGCGACGAGATCGCCAGCAAGATCGCCGTTGTCGAGAAGTCGGAAGACCTGACCAAGCGGATTGAAGCAACCCAACGTCTTGTGGACAAATACCGCGTCGCCTCTGCCGGCATCGAGCACAAGGTTTCGAGCGTCGATCTGCAGAACCAGTTTCTGGCTAAGGCTGTGGCGCTGGTTTCGAGCGGTTCGTTGGAGCCGACAGAGCTTGAAGACGCAGGTTCCGATCAGGTCATCAACTTCTCGTTGGCAACGGCTGGCACTGGTCTTCCCGCACTGTGCTTCTTCCTCGCTGGCTGCTTCCGTTGGCGCCGGACCGAAGACTATGTGCCGGAAGACATGTGGTCTCGGCCTGCAAAGGATCTCGCACATGTTGAGATCAAACCAGCGGCTGCTGGCATTCACAACTCTCTCGCCATCTCCGACGAGCGTGCGATCAAGTATCTGAAAGAGATGGCAGCACGTATGAAGCTTCCGTCACCGGCAGCAGCCTAATGCAGTTAGACCTCAACAACATCGCTGGCATGGTGCAGAGCCTCATCCGTGCCCTGCCGGCGTTACTTGCCTATCTCGTAATCATTCAGCTGGCCTGGGGAAGGTTCAAAGCCTGGAAATCCCCGATCAGCCCGACTGATGCAGCCTATACGCTGATAGCGGTAGCTGCTTTCACCTACATCCTTAGGAGCTAAACACATGGCAAAGCCTGCAAAACCTTCCAAGCCTCCGATGAAGCCGAAGCCCGGTAAGAAGTGCTGATGGAAGACAATTACAAAGGCCGGACAGAGACCGAGCACCTGATCCGTCAGGCCGCCCATGAAGTCGGGCTTGAAGCCTTCGAGTGTAAGGCGTCAACAGACGAAAAGCACATCGGAGAATACAGCGTCACGTTCAAAGACAAGCGCGGTGATGATCGGGAAGTGTTCATCCCTATGGATGCGCAGTTCCTATCGATCGTTGCTGCCCTGAAGCTTGGCAAGGCCGGAAAATCCTGAGTAGCTGATACTACAATAGGTTGAAACAGTATGGCACGCCCGAAAGGACAACCAAAGCTTGGAGGCCGCAAGAAAGGTACTCCGAACAAGATTAGCGCAGACCTGAAGGCGATGATCCTCGGTGCGCTCGATAAGAAGGGTGGAGAGAAATATTTGGTCGAACAGGCAGGAGAAAACCCCGTGGCATTTCTCGGCCTCGTTGGGAAAGTCCTGCCGATGACGATCGCAGGCGACAAAGACAATCCGGTCAAGACCGTGATTGAGGTCTCATGGGCCGGCACGAACGAATCCAAGTCGTAATTCCCTACGCGCCGCGAGCGCAGTTCCTTCCGTTTCACCAGCGCAAACAAAGGTGGGCCTGCGTCGTCGCTCATCGCCGAGCTGGAAAAACAGTCGCCTGCATCAATGAATTGATCCGTGGCGCTCTGATGTGCCCTCGGGAAAACCCGCGCTTCGCCTATGTGGCGCCGCTCTACACCCAGGCCAAAGACGTCGCCTGGACCTATGTGAAACAGTTCACTGCTGGTCTGCCTGGCGTCGAGACGAATGAAAGCGAGCTTCGCGCCGATCTTCCGAATGGCGGCCGCGTTCGCCTTTATGGTGCTGAAAACTACGACAGATTGCGTGGCATCTATCTCGATGGCGTGATCCTCGATGAATACGCCGACATGGATCCGCGCGTGTGGCCTGAAGTGATCCGGCCGGCGCTCTCGGATCGCGAAGGTTGGGCAACATTCATCGGCACACCTAAGGGTGAGAATGGCTTCTATGACGTCATGCAGCGCGCCAAGGCAGAGCCTGAGGATTGGTTCTCGGTGACGCTCAGGGCGTCTGAAACCGGCATCGTCGCAGAGCGCGAGCTTGATGACGCCCGCAAGATGATGACGCCGGAACAGTTCGAGCAGGAATATGAATGCTCGTTCGAGGCGGCCATCGTCGGCGCCTACTACGGCCGCGACATGGCCCAGGCCGAGCGAGAGAAGCGTGTCAGGTCGGTGCCGTGGGAACCCTCATTGCCCGTTTATACGGCATGGGACTTGGGCCTCGATGACGCAACGGCGATTTGGTTTGCACAGATCGTCGGATCAGAGATCAGGCTGATCGACTACTACGAGGTCAACAACACGCCGTTGACCGAGATCGCGCGGGTTCTGAGGAACGATAAGCCGTATATGTACGGCGAGCACTACCTGCCGCACGACGCTGAAATCCGCGAGCTGATGACGGCCAAGAGCCGGAAAGAAAGCCTGGAAGCGCTCGGTATCCGCCCGATCACGATCGCAGCCCGGCAGAATGTCGAGGAAGGCATCAACGCCGCCCGCCAGATGCTGCCAAAATGCCTGTTCGATGAAACCAAGTGCGCGCTCGGCATCAAGGGCCTGAAACAATATCGCAGGGAATGGGACGACAAGCTGAAGACATTTCGGCTCAAACCCTTGCATGACTGGACATCGCACGGCGCCGACGCATTCCGCTATCTGGCGATGTGCCTGAAGCCGAAATCTGAAGCCAAGAAAATCTCTTACCCGACGAGGAAGTTCGCCTAAATGGCCGATGTCGAGACGCCGAAAGAGGACGCCGACGAAAAGGCGCCGAAGAAGAAAGGCGGATTGTCGGACGACGCACTGGCGCAACAGCTTGAGCAGATGAACCGTGCCGCGATCGGGCATCTGTCTGATGAAGTCTCAGGCGAACAGGACGATAACCTCGAACGCTACCTCGGCATGCCATACGGCGACGAGGAAGAGGGCCGCAGCCAAGCAATCTCGATGGACGTCGCAGAAACGGTCGATTGGGCCGTTCCCGACGTGCTTGAGCCGTTCATCTCCGGCGACAGGGTTGTCGAGTTCGAACCCTCATCAAAAGCCGAACAGGAATACTGCGACCGGGCGACTGATCTGGTTGATCATGACTTCTGGAACGAATGCAATGGCGTGATGTTCCTGCACGACATCGTCAAGACCGGCGCCATTCAGAAGATCGGCTTCTCCAAAACTGTCTGGGAAGAGCGGGAAGTCGAGAACCGCGAGACGATGACAGGATTGTCGCTTGCGCATTTGCAGGAGCTGCAGGCCGACAAGTCGATCACAATCGAAGAGCAATCGTCCGAACCCATTGATGAACAACTGATTGATCCGGCAGCGCAGCAAGCGTTCTCTGACGGTCAGGTCTACACCGTCACGGTCACCAAGACGACGAAGACAGGCTGCAACAAGCTGATGGCTCTGCCGCCTGAGCAGGTCAAGTTCTCGGCGCGCACGGCGGATATTCGAGAGATCGACTACATCTGCCACGAAACCGAGACGACGCGCTCGAAGCTGTTGGAGATGGGCTTCGACGAAGACTATGTGAACTCCATCCCGTCGGCCGGCAATCGTGGGACGGACGAAACCCGCGATGAAATCCGGTTCCACGACGAAAGCCGTAGAGACAACCCGGCGACGCAGCGCGCCAACGAACTGCTTCTGCTCTGCGAAGAGTACCCGCTGATTGACGCCGACGGCGATGGCCGTCTCGAGCGATTGCAGGTGTTCCGCGTCGGAAAGACGATCCTCAAGAAAGAGGAAGTCGAAGAGCACCCGTTCGATGCCTGGTCGCCGGATCGCATACCGCACCGTCTCGTGGGCCTGGCGCTGGCCGACAAGGTCAAGCAGACGGCCTATATCAAGACGCACTTGACCCGGCAGATGCTGGACAACGTCTATCTCGCCAACAATCCGCGCATCGAAGTTCCAGACGCAGCGATGGGCGATGACACGATTGGGGATTTGCTGACCTATCGCGTCGGCGGGCTGATCCGCACCAAGGGCAACGGGCAGATGCTGCGCCCGATTGAGATCCCGGATCGCTCGGCTACGGCACTCAGCGCAATTACCTACATGGACGGCGTGCGCGAGATGCAGTCCGGCATTACGCGCAACGGCATGGCAGTTTCAAGCGAAGAGGTCGACCCGAAATCGGCAACGGAGTCGCGCCGACAGGACCGTAACGAACAAGTCCGTAAGCGCTTGATGTGCCGCATGCTGGCGGAAACGTTCCTCGTTCCCGTGTTCCGCAAGATGCTGAAAAACTGCGTTCGCTATCAGAACGCCTCGAAAGAAATCTTAGTCCGCGGCAAGTGGGTGATGGTCGACCCGCGCGGCTGGAATGCGGACTTGCGCTGCAAGGTGAGCGTTGGGCTCGGCCATACCAACCGGGACGAGATCATTCAGGCAGCAACAGTCATTGGGCAAGCCCAGCAGCTCGCACAGCCGCTCGGGATCATTCAGCCGAAGCACGCTTATAACCTGATCTCCAAGCTGGTTTTGGCCTGCGGTCTGCAGTTCCCTGAAGATTACGCACTCGACCCGACGAGCCCAGAAGGCCAACAGGTCATGCAGCAGATGGCGCAAAACCAGCAGCAAGACCCAAAGATGGTCGAAGCGCAAGGCAAGCTGCAGATCAAGCAGGGCGAAGCGCAGGCCAAACAGCAATTGGCCCAGGGTCAGGCACAAGTTCAGGCCCAGCTCAAGATGCAGGACATCGCGCATCAGAACGCCATCGCCCAGGTCAAGGCCGACGCGGATTACCGCATCGCGCAGATGCAGGCCGAAATGGAGTTCCGGCTTGGTCAGGCAAAGATCATGTCCGAACACCAGTTGAGCCAGGAGCAAATGCAGGCCGAGCAAGACTTGGCGGAATGGGAAGCCCATCAGAACGTGCGCATCAAGGAAAAGGCCATCACGGCTAAGGGTGTGAACGGTTCGAATGGCTCGACAAGTTCGGGCGTGAGATTTGGAGGCAAGGTCGGATGAGCGAAGTCGTTTCCATAGTTCCGCGTCTCATTTCGACCGACGTTCAGGATTCCGTTGTCCGCGTTCTCGAAGAGATGCTTGAGCAGGCTCGTGCCGGTGACGTCATGGGGCTCGGTATCGTCCTTTATGATCGCGGTAACCGCATCAACTCCGTCGTCGTTCCTGGGGAGAACATCACGATGTTGATCGGCGGCATGGCGCGCATCCAATATCGCCTTACCAAAGAGATCGAATGAACGACGACAAGCTTCGCCAAGCCCAGGCCCGCGCCATCCGAATGAAGGAATGGGCCGACGGGCCCGATGGTCTGTTTGCCGTCTTCAAGGCGGTCGAGAGCAACTACACGGCAACATTGCTCGCGACCGACATCACCGACAGCGAGACGCGAGAGAAAACCTATCACCGCATCAACGCCCTGCGCGACGTCAAGCGCGTGATGGAGCTTGTGGTCTCCGAGGGCAACGGCGCCGCGGCGATCATCGACAAGATCATGAAAGCGCAGAACCGGAAAACGCCAAAGAAACAAAGGACACCGTTGAATGCTTCCTGAAGCAACCGAAGCTGCTGCACCTGCGTCTGAGACGATTTCATCGAGCGGCGATCTCGCCTCGCTCTTTTTGAGCGAACTGCAGGCTGAGAATGCCCCGGCCGAAGACAAGCCGAAAGACAAAGAACCCGAGCCTGCCGTCGAAGCGCCTGAAGAGAGCGCGCCGGCAGAAGCTCCGACCGAGACCGAAGCCGAAGAGGCTGAGGAACCCGCACAAGCGGAACCGGAAGACGCAGCGGAAACGCCAAGCGAAGACCCGGCAATCGCAGCTCCGAGCGGGATGAGTGAGGACGACCGCAAGGCATTTCAGGCTCTAACTCCTGAGATGAAGGCATGGGTCTCGAAACAGGCCAGTGCCGCCAATGCGGATTACACGAAGAAGTCGCAAGCGATCGCAGAGCATAAGAAAGCCCTCGATCAGGGAACGACGGTTCTCGTGGAGAAACTGAAGGCTCTCGACGGCTATCTCGCAAAGTTCACGGACAACGATATTGCCCCGCCCGACCCGGCGCTCCGGCAAACCGACCCGATGGCTTACGACGATCAGCTCGCTCAGTACATGCACGCCCAGCACCAGAAGGATCTGGCCGGCAAAGAGAGAGCCCGCGTTCAAGCGGAAATGGAACAGGCCACTGCGCAGCAACGACGCGCCTATGTGCAGGAACAGACAGAAATCCTGCGCCAAGTCGCGCCCGAACTGCTCGATGGCGAAAAAGGCAATCAGAAGCGCAAGCAGATTCTCGAATACGGCATGAAGCTCGGCTATTCGGCGGAACAACTGCACGGCGCATCTGCAAACGACATTGTCACCCTGTGGAAGGCCCAGAAGTACGACGCGATCGAAGCGGCCAAGAAGCAGGTCAAGACCGTTCCACCCCCCGCACCCAAAACCGTGAAGCCTGGACCGGCAAAAGCCGTTGGCCGCCCATCTCAGGTTTCAGCAGCGATCAAAACCCTTGACCAGGCGCCGACCCGCGACAACCTCGCGGCAGCGTTCCTGGCCGAAATCCGCTCGGAGAAACGATAATGGCCGCTATTACCAACGTCTACACCACTGGCTCTGCCATTGGTCAACGCGAAGACCTCACCGACCGCATCCATCGCGTCGATGTCGAGGATACGCCGTTTATGTCGAACGTCGGCACGACCACGGCGAAGGCTGTGACGCACGAGTGGCAGACCCGCCAGCTCGACAACGTCAATACCTCGAACGCCAAGCCTGAAGGTCAGTCGACCTCTCGGCAGGCATCGACCAACAACGCCCGGTATGGCAACCTCTGCCAGATCTCGGAAAAGAACGCGACTGTCTCCGGCACGCTCGAAGCCGTCGACAAGGCCGGCCGAGATTCTGAAATGGCCTTGCAGATGGCTGATCGCACGATCGAGCTGCGCAAGGACATGGAAGCAATCCTGCTCTCCAATCAGGCCCGCAATCCATCCGCATCCGTCGGCGGCGAAACGGTTCGGCAGCTTCGTGGCATCGAAGCCTGGATCCGCACCAACTCATCGCGCGCAGGCGATGGTGCTGATCCCGATGATCCCAACACCACGCCCGCAACCACGGCGACGGATGGCACGCAGCGGGCGTTCACGAACGCCATGCTGCTCGATACGGCGCAGGACATCTATACGGCCGGCGGCACGCCGAGCTGGGCGCTCATGGGCGTCTACAACAAGCGTGTTGCGTCGTCCTTCGCCGGTCGCGATGAATCGCAGGTTGTTGTCGGCCAGAACAACATCCGCCAGAAGGCCTCGATCTACGACACGGACTTTGGCCTTATCATGATGAAGCCGCACCGCTATATGCGCCAGCGGACCTGCCTCCTGATCGACCCGGACATGGTCAAGGTCGCGTATCTGCGCAAATTCGTCCGCTTCCCGTTGGGCAAGACGGGCGACGGCGACACCCGCGTGATCCTGTCGGAATACACGCTGGAAATGAGCAACGAGCGTGCTCACGGCGTTGTGGCCGATCTGACCACGGCACCGTAATCGCCTCTAAAGAGCAAACAATAGACGACGGCGCTCAATTCTGGGCGCCGTTTTTTCTTTAGGGGCTTCGCGCCATGAGCAGAACAGTTCTCTACGGCCTGGACCCGCAAGGCCGAAGCGTTCCGATCCAAGTCTCTCCGATGGGAGCGATTACAGGCCTTGGCGGAAATGGCGGCCTTCCGTCGGGCCAGGGTCAGCCATTGGCACCCTGGAGTTACGCAGCGGCATCGGGCGGCATCACGGATACGGCAGATGTGACGCTTGCGGCCGCGCCGGGAGCCGGAAAGTCCAACTACCTGAAATCGCTTCAGATCGTGAATACGAGCGCGACGGCGACTGAGGTCGTCATCAAGTCGGGCTCGACCGTGCTTTGGCGCGGAAAAGTCGGCGCGTCAATGATCGGCCCTGTCAGTATCAATTTCGAGCGTCCGCTGATTTCCGCCAATAACACCGCCATGACGGCGGCCTGCATCACAGGCTCAACCGTCACGTACATCAACGCCCAGGGCTACGTCGACGTCACGCTTGCCGAACTCAACGCCGAGCAAACGACGGCAATCGAAGTCTTTGATCAGTCCGGCGACCAGGTCTTCGACCAGGCCGGCAACCCCGTCTATCAATAAGGAACCTGAAACATGGCGCAGATCGCGGCCCTGACGGGCAATGCTAATCCGAATTTCGCAGTCGGTCCCAACGGTGCAACAAATCCGACGCTGTCCTCTGACGGCTCCGTTGCATCAGCCGCGACCGGCGTCAAAGTCAAAGGCAATGCGGCGTCCGCCGGCGCTGATCTGTTCGTCACGTCTTCGACGACGAACGACAACCTGCGTATCGATGCCAAAGGCTCCGGCACGATCGACATCGGAACGAACTCGACGGGTGCGATCAACCTAAAACGCGACATCGCTGTTACCGGCAAACAGACGGCAACCTCTGCCGACGCCAATGCGCTGGCCATCGGACCGAATGGCGCGACGAACCCAACGGTTCAGGTTGACGCTTCCACGTCGAGTGCTGCGACCGGCGTCAAGGTGAAGTCGGCGGCTGCTGCGGCGGGCGTCGCGGTATCTGCGATCTCGTCCGGTACCGATGAAAACATGACCGTCGACGCCAAAGGCGCCGGCACGATCACTCTGAACGGCACAGCGACCGGCAACGTGATCTCAGGTCAGGGCCTGACCTCGAAGCACGCCACGAAGGGCATTGGCTATTCGACGGGTGCGGGCGGAACGGTCACGCAGGCAACGTCCCGTGCAACTGGCGTCACGATCAATAAGGTGTCCGGCGCGATTACGCTGGTGTCCGCAGCGGGCTCGACGACGCCATTCTCGTTCACTGTTACGAACTCCGCTGTCGCAGCCACCGACACAATTAGTCTCAGCCAGAAATCAGGCACTGACAAATACGTGCTTCTCGTCACCGCGGTTGCAGCAGGTTCGTTCCAGGTCACGGCCTACACCACGGGCGGTACGACAACGGAACAGCCTGTCATCAACTTCAACGTCATCAAAGGAGTTGCTGCTTAATGGCCCGTCCCGCCCGCAAGGAAGACGAGGAGGGGTTGATTTCCCCTCCCAAAAGCCTCGAACCGATCAAGCGCATCCGGATTACCGCGCTGAAGGTGTTCACCCGTCACGGCCGCTTTATTGCTGGGCAGTGGGTTGAGTTGCCTGTTTCTGAGGCAGACGAACTGATCGCGAAAGGCACGGCTATCGCAGCATGACGACGATCATCGGCGCGAAACATAAGCCATTCGATGCCAACCCGTTCGAATGGCGCTTGGTCTCTGAGAAGACGGGGAAGAAGACCTTTATGAAGGTCGATCGCGCGACGATGGAAATGCTCGTCATGGAAGTCGAGGAAACAGACTTCTCACTCGATGAAGCACGGCATGAGCGCGAGCGTCCGCAACTCGTCGGCCCGGATATGAAGCCGATTGCCGTTGTCCCGCCATCGGTGGAAGCCCAGGCGATGCGGGAAGGCTGGTATCACGACAAAGACCAGTGGCGGAAATGGGCGAACGATAGCGACAATCGCAGTCTTCGAACATCGGATGGGACCGCCTGATGGGATATGCGACGTTTGCCGATCTCAAGACCGCGATCCAGGCCGAGACGGCGCGCTCCGATACGGCATTCATCGCCCGGTTGCCTGAGTTTGTGTCCGTCGCAGAAAAGCGGCTCTATCGCGGCCAAGTCCCGCTTCGTGTCAAAGAGATGGGCAAGCGCGCGTCGCTGACGTTTACGAGCGGTTCATCGGAACTGCCGGCAGATTTCCTTAGCGCGCGGCGCTTGACGTGGAATGGATCATCGGGCGGCGATCCGCTCAAGTATCGCGAGCCAGACGATTTCTACGCCACGCGCATTTGCGGCGGCTCATCACCTGTGATCTTCACCGTCGAAGAAGACGAGGACGTCTACAAGATTGACGTTCTGCCTGCGGAATCTGGAACGGCTGAACTCAGCTACTATGCCGAGCAGGCAGCGCTCGATTCCGACAGCGACACAAACCCGGTGCTGGAAGCCTGGGGCCATCTTTACCTCTATGCCTCGCTGATCGAAGCCTATCGTTACCTGCGCAACCTGGACAAGACCAACGAGCTGATCCAGTTCTTCAATGAGGCGGTGGCAGATGCCAATCTCTCGGCCGTCAAAGCCCGTTATGCCGGAACGAAACTCAGCCCGCGCATTCCTGGCGCCTATCAGGCTCGGTATCGTTGATGGCACGTCCGAAAGCCCCGCTGCCTTTTGCAACCTGGGCGCCGGATACCGGACAAATCCAGGGTGCTGCTGCTGAAGCCAAAGGGGTCATTCGCCTAGGCGGCCGGTACGTGCCGGATAAATCGTTCCAGCCGCTTCTGACGGGCGCTGCGATCGGTGACATCGCGCTCGGCGGGGGAGGCTTCTATCAGGACCGCGCCACGGCTCGGGTGTTTGTCGCAGACAAGGGCAACATCTACGAACTCGTCGCACGCCATCCTGTCATTCGCTCACGGATTGGCGGCTATACGGCGGATGAGGATTGGGCCTGGACGTTCGAACAGTTCGGAACGACCATTCTTGGCGCTGCAAAGAACACCGGTAAGCTGCAAAAGCTCACGATGGGTTCGGACACGGATTTCTCCGACCTCGATACGGGGCCTGATGCGTCGGATGGCATATTCATCGTTCGCCAGTTCGTGTTTTCCGGCAAAGACGATCAGCTTCAGAACTCGGCGTTCAACAATTATACCGATTGGGTTCCGGATTCAGGAACGCAGGCCGGATCGGTTCCTCTGCAATTGGATGGAGGCAACTTCGTGCGCGGCCTCGGCGGTCAGTTCGCCATGGTGTTCCAGGAACGTCGGCTCTCTCGCCTGACCTATGTCGGAGGCCAGGACAGCCCGTTCCAGATCGACACCATCGAAGACAAGATCGGAGCCATGGGCCCGAATGCGGTCTGCAAGTACGGCCCGAACGCTTATTTTGTGACCGAAGACGGTATTCGCGTAACAGACGGTAACGCTTCGCAGACAGTCGGTGACAGCAAGATCAACCGCTACTTCGCATCGCGGCTCAACTATGTGGCCCGCGCAAGGGTTTCGATTGCTGCCGATGTCGAGAAGCGATTGCTCAAGATTGCCTTCCCGACGGGCAGCGCAACCCGGTGCAATGAAGTCCTGATCTATTCGATTGCGGATGGCGAATGGACGCATGACGATATCGAATGCGATCTTCTGTTCGAAGCGCCGCGTCCGGGTGTTGCCATAGACGATGATGCAGGCGTTGCCGCGATTGCGGGCTCGAGCATCATCGATAACGTGAACATTCCCGTCGACAGCTTGGCCTGGCGCGAAAGCCGCAAGCAGATCATGGGTGTGGACTATTCCGGTCAGGTCGGAACGTTCGAAGGCCCGAACCGGCCGGCGATCATCGAAACAGGCTTCGCAGAGATTGCACCTGGCCGGAAAGGGTTCGTTTCCGAGATTTGGCCGCTCACCGATGCCGGAACGTGCGCCGTGTCGGTGACCTCGAAACTCTCGCGCCTGTCAGAGAGCGCAACAAACGGTCCGATTTCATCGATGAACACGCTGGGGTTCTGCCCCGTTATGGTCGAAGCGCGATGGCTCAGGGCGCAGTTGCAGATTCCCTATGCCACGGACTGGACGGAAGCGCTCGGCATCGATCACGACGCATCGGTTTCCGGTGAACTCTGATGGCGGATGGCGCAACGCCCGTCACCATCGGTTACCCAACCGGGCAACAGACGACGAACCTCTACAATTGGGCAACGTCGACCGCGGCGCGGCTCAATCAGGTTCTGCAGAAGGTCGGCGGTGGCAATATCGACGTCACGGCGCTGCAGGCCGATGTGACGGAGTTGCAAACCCAGGTCGCTGATCTGCAGGATCAGATCGACAACCTGGAGGCCAACGGCGATCTAACACCTCAGCAGGCTTTCGAACTCTCGCTCGTTACCCGCGCTGATGAAATCTTCGGTTCCTTCACCGGGTTGATGGAACAGCAGAAGACGCAGATGCAGCAGAACGCAGATGCCGTGATGCAGGCGGCGATCCAGGCGGCAAAGGCCAATACCGGCGTGCGCACGACCGTTCGGGTAATGAACGAACAGAACATCGCTTTGGCGGAACGGATCGATACGGTCGAAGCCGATTTGGGCGTGACCAATGCTAACGTCACGGACCTCACGCAGGCGGTTGCTGACGGCGACAGTGCGCTTGCGACGCAGATTTCCGCCGTCAATTCGACGGTCGCAGGCAACACGGCTGCGATTTCCGTTCTGACCTCCAGCGTCAACGGCATCGAGACGCACTACGCCATTACGCTGAACAGCCAGAACGAGATTATCGGGTTCTTCAAGCTCGACGGGACACAGCAGGGTTCAACGGCGACGTTCAACGTCGACAACTTTCTGATCGGCAAGGCTGGAACTTCAGGAGGAACGGCGGTTCCGATCTTTGCCATTCAGACCGTCAATGGCGTGGCGCAGATTGCCTTGCGTGGAACCGTTATAGCGGACGGAACGATCCTGGCTCGAGCAATCGCGGCGGGTGCCGTGACTGCCGACAAGATAACGGCAACGTCGTTGAGCTCTATTTCCGCGAACCTTGGCACTGTCACGGCCGGAATCATCCAAAACCCGGCTGGAACGCTGATCGACGATCTTGCCAATCTCAAGCGTTATCGCAGCGATGGCACGTTCACGATCGATGTCGCCAACAAAGTCATCGACATCACATTCTGATGGGCTACCGATTCAGGGTTGGAAGCAACAAGGCCGCGATCTGGACAGGTGAGGGGGATACCGCTCCGTTCGATGATCCGCTGAACAATCTCGGCAGGGTCAAGTTTCACAGTGACCTGAACTATATCAACGTCATCGACGAGCAGACCTTCAACGTCTCTCTTCCTGCCCGCTCGAACTTTAAAGACGTCAGCCATATCTACCCGCTATACGCGCACGGGCGCGGCGGCATCCCATTTGTTTTAGGCAAGTTGACGGTCGGCGGTGAGCCTGTTGCATTCTGCGGCAGCGTCCCTATCCAGATGGGGCTTAAGTACAATAATAACACGATAAGCGGCTTCGCAAGGTGGCTCAGCCTCGGAGCAGACGCGACGTCGGTTTATGTCTATGAGTACGCGGTCAACGAGTGGAGCAATTCCAGCTTTTGGGGCGAATACCCGGCAATCACTGTGCCTGTGACGGTGTGGATGACGAATGAGATCCTTGGATGAGCAATCAATTCCATGTCGGCGGCGGGTATTTCTCGATCGGGTCGAAGTTTGACAGCCGCAATCGCTACGTTCGTCAGGTCGCCAATCTCGCGGATAAGACGCTCAATATGTGCCGCGGATCGTCGATCGCATTCAATCCGTCCTCGGCTGGGCAAGCCGGGTGGCGCTGGCAGTGCAACGCTGCAACCCGAGCATCAGGAACAGACATAGCGGCGCCAGGGACTGGGTTCAACACTGGGCTCAATATCGCGATATGAGCCGGTTTCTGCTGCAAGGTGGCAGCCTGACGATCACGGGCGCCGATGGCCTGCGGCGGTTCAACAGCGACGATGGCCTATTCCATGTCGTCGGAAGTCCGATCAACGGTTCGATCTCGACAGGCAATGCCGTCATCGTCGGCGATGGCGCGGGCGCCAATCGATCTGACGTTTACAACCTCGGTTCCTGCCAAGCCGGATGCACGGATATCATTGGTTCGGTTTCGTTCAACGGCGGGTCCGTCGTTTTGTCGAACGCTGGCGGTCTCGTAGGTTCGACGGGCGTTCCAAACAACATCTGGCAATGCGTCATGGGCGGATCTGCAATCGTTCTTTACCAGGACGGGCACGGACCGAACACTGCTTCAAACCCAAATCTTGGGCTCTACCAGATGGTCTATTTCTACTTTCAGATCTCTGGAACGACTGTCCAGCTCGTGCGCCGCCTCTGGGTCAGCAAAGCAAGCCAGGGATCGATGACGATCAACCCTGTCACAGTTTCATACCGGCTCAAGGCTGGGCTCTACACTTAACCTCTCAAGGGACAATCCGCACTCATGGGATACTGGTATCGCACCGGTACGATTTCCGTTGCAAACAGCTCGACCACTGTCACGGGAACGCTGACGGGGTGGAATTCGACCGTGCGCGCGGGCGACATGCTGCATGCCGGAAACAACCCGGCCGTCGAGATCGCGAGCGTTACCGACAACGAGCATTTCGAACTCGTCCAGCCGTGGCCATATACGACGCTCTCTGGCGCAAATTATGGAACGGAACTCGGACCGGGATGGAACGATGTCACGCGGCTTGCCAATGAAGTCGCAACGGCACTTGCGAACTCCACGGAAATCCTGTCTGGAACCGGCGTTCCATCGAACTCGATAGGCTCTGATGGCTCGGTCTATTTCCGGCAGGACGTGCCGGAATACTACGCCAAGGATTCAGGATCCTGGGGCACGGCGATCAGCCTGACGGGCCCGCAAGGCCCTACGGGCTCGGCAAACATCGCGACGTCCACGACAAGCCGAACGCTCAACACCGGCTCGATGTCGTTCACGGTTGCTTCTGGTCTTTCGATCCAGACCGGCATGCGTCTTCGCGTTTCGAACTCCGGTTCGAACTATATGGAAGGCGTTGTCACCGGATATACCGGAACGACGCTGACGATTTCCATGGATCGGTTTGTCGGTTCCGGGACCTTCGCGGTCTGGAACATTGGTCCGGTTGGCGACAAGGGCGATATCGGCGCGACGGGACCTTCCTATTCTGGTACGTCAACCACATCGCTGACGATCGGCACGGGATCGACCGGAGCATTCACGACACAGGCCGGTCTGGCCTATGTGATCGGGTCGCGCGTTCGCCTCGCATCGTCCGCCTCGCCTTCAAACTACATGGAAGGCACGGTCACGGCGTATTCCGGCACATCGATGACGGTCAACGTCGATGCCATTAATGGCTCTGGAACCATTGCCTCGTGGAACCTGTCGATTGCCGGTATCCAGGGCGCACAGGGAATCCAGGGTATCCAGGGTACCACCGGTTCCACGGGTCCGGCCGGACCGGGTTATGCCGCGACCTCGACCACATCGAACAGCGTTGCGACCGGAAACAAGACGTTCACGACGCAAGCCGGGCTCTCCTACGTCGTCGGCTCACGCGCCAGAGCGGCAGACTCTGCCAACCCTGCCACGAACTGGATGGAAGGCGTCATCACCGCCTATTCGTCCACGTCGATGACGATTGCGGTCGATACGATTGCTGGCTCTGGAACGATTACGAGCTGGAATATCTCGCTTGCCGGGCAGGTCGGCGCCACAGGCTCGACCGGTGCAACAGGGGCAACGGGATCGACCGGTCCTCAAGGCCCGCAAGGGCAGGGCATTCAGCCGAACGCAACGGGCGTCTTTGCCGATCGGTCGACGTATGACGCGCAGCCCAAAGGTTACGTCTTCCTGTCGTCGGACGGTGATGGTGGCTCGATCACGATCCCCTGCATATTCGTCAAGAACTCGGCCACGTCTGGCGATTGGTCAGATGCGGCGGTCGTCGGGGCAGGGAACGATGTCCCGACACTGCCTTATCTTCTTGAGCGCACCAGCGTTATCGAGGCAAAGGCCGACTATGGCGCTGCGGGCGACGGAACAACGGACGATACAACGGCGCTGAATAATGCCATCGCTGCTGCGATGAACGATGGCAAAGAACTGTCGCTCGGGCCCGGAAACTTCAAGATCACGTCGAGCCTTCTTGCGGACGTGAGTGCTGTTGGCAACCGGTTCGATAAGCGCCTCGTCATCAGGGGCGTTAATCCGGGTGTAACGCTCGTCACCTTATCAAGCCTGGCCGACGAGGCGTTTTCTTATATCGGAAACGCCTCCTACCCGGAATCATACCTGCAGCTGAGAAATTTCCGCCTCTCCGGCAACCTGACCTCAGGCAGCACAGGTGTGAAACTCGCCGTTGCCGCCTATGCTTCCATGGACAACATGGTGATCGAGGCGTTCGACTATAACCTTGATTGCACGGACGTTGAGCAAAGCCAGTTTTCGAACTGCAACTATCGCTGGGGCGTGCATGGCGTTCGGTTCAACGCCGGCAACCTCACAACTGCGCCGAACTCGATCAACTTCCTCAACTGCGCCATCGGCAACAACTCGGCCTGGGGCCTACAGATCACCAACCCCAATGACGTCAATATCATCGGGGGATCGATTCAGTACAACGGTGCGACGGGTGCGACAGCCGGGACGAACTGGGGCGCCAAGTTCATCGAAGCCGGAAACGGTTACGGCAACATCAACCTGATGGGGATTGCCTTCGAAGGCAACGGCGGCGACGCGGACATCATCAGTTCGCAGTCCACGTATGTCGGCACGATGTACGTCATAGGCTGCGGCTTCGCGCGTCCGAACTCATCGCGCTACCCGGTTAATTGCCTCAGCATTCTTGGATCGACCGCGAGTACCTACAAGCTCTCAGGCAACACCTTCCGGGGCTACAACACCTACACGCCGAACGCTGGACGTCCCTATTTCAACATCTCGAACACCAGCGCCAAGATCATCGACGACGGTTCTAACGTCTACGGCTCGTCAACCGAACAACCCGCTTGGGCTGGGGCAAGTGCAATCAATGCTCCGGTGGTTATCGGCACGCTTGGCGCGCCCTCCGGTAAGATGCGGGTTTATGCCGGTGCTAACTGCAATATGACTGTCGATGTCGGTTTCACCACGGGTACCGGCATATCCATTGCCAGCTTCAATGACGCCTCAAATACGCTTCAGCCGCTGGAATTGCGCGGGGCTGGCGTCAACGTCAGAGGTGGCGCAGCGTCACCATCCGTATCTGACGGCGCCGCACTCGGAACGACATCGCTGCAATGGTCAGATCTGTTTCTTGCAGCCGGCGGCGTCGTCAATTGGAGCAACGGCGGCGTTACGCTTACCGAGTCCTCAGATGCTCTGCTGTTCGCTGGGGCTTCTGTCGGCTACAAGTTCGACGCCGTTATAGCGCCAACGAGCTCGGATGGAGCGGCGCTCGGTAGCACGTCGCTGATGTGGTCAGACCTGTTTCTGGCTTCTGGCGCCGTCGTCAACTTCAATAACGGCAACCTGACGCTGACGCACTCATCAGGACTTCTGGCCAACTCGGGAAAGCTTCTCGTCGGCGCGTCATCGTCGAGCGTTTCCGCGGCGGCCCCTCTGGTCGTGCACAATACGACAGACCAAAATTTCTACGTCGCCGGTCCGTTTAATCTATCTGACGGCGTTTCGTTCGGGTCGATCAACGACGCAAACAACAGCCTCAAAAGCATGGAGTTTCGGGCATCGCAGATTTACATGCCATGCTCGTTCACGACAAAGCCTCCCGCCTCGATCACGCCAGCCAACAACGGAGACATGACATTCCAGCTGACAAGCAACACGTCGCTGACCATCAAAGTCAAAGGCAGCGATGGAACCGTGCGGTCGGTCAGTCTGACGCTGACTTAACCCATTTCGTTCCGAGCCGGGTCGTACACCTCTGGACGACGAGACAGGTCAGATTTGAGAACTTCGATTTTCGCGCGAGCCAATATCAGTTCAGTTCGAAGCTTGGCGACAACGTCAGCCGGAGACAACGAAATTTCGGCGCGTTCAATATCCTGCGTAGACATCGGGAAACCCCCTCCTATCGTGCTGTTATGATTTCGAACGACACACGGTTGCCGTCGTCGCGCCTGTCAAGGCTTAGCACATGAGCCATAAGACCGACCGCGTTCGCCTCTTTGTTGATGCGTTGAAATTCCTCAACCTCGACATTCTCAAATTTCTGACCTGCTGAAAGGTTCATATGTTCGCCTCGGAATACCAACTGAGCAATCCGACAAAGCTATAGCGCCCCACACCTAGAGGCAATTCAACATTGCAAACAGAACCCAACACATCGGGGAAACCCGAAGTGGCAACCGTGCTTGTCCCAAAACCACGGCCAATCAATGACGACGACTGGTTGCCAGTGGAGCATTGGGTGAAGCTGGCGCTTCGGCGGGGTGTTTCTTCCGAAGATGCAGCGTCTTATCGCGCCTCCTGCGAAAGCGGAAAACGCCAGCTTTGGCACCTCGTGACCGGTGCGGACATCACCGGCGTCGTGATCTCAGAAGTCTACGACCATCCTGAAGGTTTGACCGTCGCACTGCCCGTCACAGCCGGGGAGGGCATGGCGCGCTCTGTCGATCCGATTCTCTCAACCATCGAATTCTGGGCGCGGGACATCGGCGCCAAGCGCCTCGAGGGCAACGGCCGCTTCGGCTGGATCAAGATTTTGAAAGCGCACGGCTGGAAACCCGTTCGTGTGACCATCGCAAAGGAACTGATCTGATGGGAAGCTCATCGCAGACGACAAAATCGACCCAGACCAAAACCCCGTACGGTCCCGCAACAGGCGCAATCAATACCGGGCTCGGACAGGTCACGAACTACCTGAACAACCCGAACTCGAACGCGGTCTATGACGGACCTCGGGTGGCTGATCTCTCCGGCGATACGCAGAACGCCATCAGCATGCTCAATTCCTCGGCGGGAGCGAACACGTCGGCCGATTACCTGACAAACCTACTCAACACGCCATCGAACGTCGCCGACAATCCCCAGGTCCAAGCCCTGCAGGATGCGATCCGGCGCCAAGTCCAGGCGACGAGTAACTCGCAGTTCTCGAATGCTGGCACGGTCGGTTCGACCTTCAATCAGGAAAGCCTCTCCAAAGGCCTCGCAGACGGCCTCGCACAGCCGTTGTTCACGGCCTACCAGAATGACCAGGCCAACAAGCTGCAGGCCGCAGGCCTTCTCCCGACGGTCTCGCAGCAGGCGATCAACAACCAGCTGACCTCTGGACAGATTCAGGATTCGTACGCCCAGAACAAGATCAACGCCGACATGCAGAAGTTCGAAGACCAAAGGACGGCACCGATCAAGGCCTGGTCCGAAGTGGCGCCGTCGCTGGCACAGTTCGGTTCGCAGTTCGGAACGTCGAAGGGATCGCAGACGACGACGACCGATCCAAGCCTGACCTCGCAGCTTCTTGGCGGCGCGCTCGCGGCGGGCGGTATCGCTTCCGGGCTTGGCGGGACGTCCGGTCTCTCGTCGCTCTTTGGTGGTCTGTTTGGGGGCGGAAACAAAGCGCTCGCTCCCTGGACCGCAACTGTTTACCCCGGCCAATAAGGAATATCCGACATGGCGCAAGCACCTTCGCTCTGGGGAACGGCCCTCGATGGGTTCAACAACGCTCTGACCAATCCTCTAACGCTCGGAGGCCTGTCGCTTCTCTCAGGCGGCGATCTCAACTCAGGCATCCAAGCCGGAACGCAACTCCAGAAACAAGCCCAGCAGCAGCGGCAGTTGCAGGCCTTCCAGCAGGGCATTCAGGGCATGCCGAACCTGACGGACAACGATCGGTCGCTGCTTTCGAACAGCCCCGACCTCGCAAACTCCGTGCTGTCTGAAATCTACAAAAGCCGCTTCGATCCAATGGCGGGTTTGGACAAGCAGTACAAGCAGGCGCAGATCAACAAACTGCAGGCGGAAGCCGCCGATGCAGGAAGCGCGTTTGGTAAGGCCGGAACGATTGTGCAGGGCAATGACGGGAAATTCTATTCCGTGCAGTTCGGCTCGCGCGGGCAAAGGCAAATCCTTCCACTCGAACTTGGCGGCGCGCCTGCGGCGACTGGTGGAACAGCCGCGCCTCCTGTCGCTCTTGCGCCCCAGCGTGGCGTTGAAGTCGTTGGTGACCAGATCATCGACAAGGCGACCGGCGCTCCCGTTCGGAACGTGGCGCCGAACCTCCAAGGCGGCGAGTTTGCCAAGAAATCCGGCGCACTCAACGCGGAAGGGGCAAACAGCCTGCCCAAGTCTCAGATCGCGCTCAGCCAGTCCGAGATCCAGAACAAGACTGTCAACGACAGCATCGATCAGGCGATCAAGAACGCCGACGGATACACGTCCGGCTTCATGGGCTCAGTGACGAGCAACATCCCCGGCACGAAAGCCTATGACCTGTCTGCGACGCTCGGAACCGTCAAGGCCAATCTCGGCTTCGACAAACTGCAGGACATGCGCAACAACTCTCCGACGGGCGGCGCTCTCGGGGCGATCTCGGACCAAGAAAACAAGCTTCTACAATCAACCTGGGGCTCCGTCGAGCAATCCCAATCCCCGGCGCAGCTCAAGGCGAACCTCGGCAAGATCAAAGCTATCCGGCAGCAGTTCCAACAGTTGCGCCAGCGCGCCTATGACATGGACGTCGCCCGCTTCGGAAAGGCCAATGTTCCAGATCCCGTGACCGGAAAGCTACCTGGACAGGTGCAGCAGCCGCAAGCGAACGCACCGGCAAGCGGCGCCGTCAAATCCGGCCGCTATCGCTATAACCCCGACACCCAGGCATTGGAGCCCGTTGAATGACCATCCAAGTCATATCTCCAACTGGGGACGTCGTGGAGTTTCCGGAAGGGACTGACGGCGCGACGATCCAGAATGCGATGCGCCGTTTCTCGGCACCCGATCCGAAACAAGCAGCGCCGTCGCCGTCCACAGCGCCACAAGGGCCAGCCCCCAACGCAAACGTGAACCCCATTGCGGATGTCGCCAAATCTGCAGGAATCGGTCTCGCGCAAGGTGCCATCGGTCTTCCTGGACTGCCAGGAAACCTCGAAGCTCTCGGACGTATGGGGATCGATAAGGCTGCAACGGCGCTCGGCTATGAAGACCCGGGTTTATCGAAACGCACGCTACTGCCAACCTCGGCAGACATCCAAAGCGGCATCGAGAAATATACCGGACCTTTCTATCAGCCGCAAACGACGGCTGGGGAATACGCACGGACGGTAGGTGAATTTGCGCCTCTCGCGGCTTTTGGACCGGGTGGCGCCGCAGCGCGTGCCGCCAATGTCGTAGCGCCGGCGGTCGTCAGTGAAACGGCCGGACAAGTCACGAAAGGAACGGCCGCAGAACCATGGGCGCGCGCCGCCGGTGGCCTTATTGGCGGTGCACTTCCGAATGCCGCCATGCGCGCTGTTACGCCAATCACGAACGATGCGGCGCGTGCGGCTCAAGTTGCGTTGCTCGAGCAGAACGGCGTCAACGCGCTTACGGCCGGGCAGCGGACTGGAAATAGTGCTCTGAGATGGGCGGAGAGCGCGGCTGGAGATGTTCCTTTCAATGGCGGCAGAGCCAAAGCCATCAACGATCAGGCCGCCACGCAGTTCACGAGAGCGGCATTGCGGCGGGCAGGAATCAATGCCGATCGGGCAACGGGAGACGTCATCGACGCTGGCTTCGACAATCTCGGATCTCAGTTCGATAATCTTGCGCAACGCAACAACATGAACGTCGATCAAAGGCTCGGAACGCAGGTCCGGATGGCCTTGCGCGACTACGATCAAGCAACGCCACCTGCCCTCCGATCCCCTGTCGTCGAAAACCTTGTAAATGACATCGGCAATCGCGTCGGCACGCCGATGAGCGGCGCTGACTATCAAGCATGGCGCTCGCAGATCGAACGCATACGTCGTGGCGCGCAAGTCAATAATCCACATCTTGCCGACGCTCTTGGTGATGTCAGAGACGCGCTTGACGATGCGATGACAAGATCATCAGGTCCGGCTGACCAGGCCGCATGGCGTCAAATTCGGGGGCAATATCGCGATCTGCTGGCTATCGAGAAAGCTGCTTCAGGAGCCGGAGAAAATACCGCGAATGGTCTGATTTCTCCGTCTCAGCTTCGAACCGCCGTCAAGTCACAGAGCACGCGCGCGTATGTCAGAGGGCAGCGCGATCTCGGCAACTTGGCGCGTGCAGGAGAAGGCATCATTAAGCCTCTACCGAATTCTGGAACAGCGCCGAGAATAGCGGCTCAGACGATATTCGACATGATTTCAGCCGGTGGCGGGGCGGCACTTGGAGGTCCTGTCGGAGCGGCCGTCGGCGCCGTTGCTCCGGCAGTGACAAGAGGACTGGCTGCACGCGCGTTAATGTCGAAGCCGGTACAGTCCTATCTCTCTAATCAACGGTTGGCGCCGCAGATCGACGCGTATCAGGCCTTGGCAGCGTATCTCAGGGCACCTCAGGCCGCAGCTCTTGCCACACAGCCTCAGGTCGGTCTCGTCGGTGGCATGGGACCTCGTTACGACGACAACGGCAATCTTCTGCCGGGTCAGTAATCATTCCTCACATTGTCAGAAGGTGAACCATGGCGGAGATCGACTCTCTCCAGAATACTGATGCCAATAACACGGCCAGATTCAACGGCGCCAATAATGTCAGTACGCTCGACAATGCAGGCCAAGCGCTTGAAGGCATGCTGGCCCGTAATTTCAAAGACACCGACGGCTCGAACACAACGCAGGGCTCGAACACGGCCTATACGATACAGCTCAATCGCGCCGGCGTCACGGGACACGATAAGGTCGGGCGCATCTGCTGCCGGTTTCACACAGCCAACAGCGGGGCGTGCACGATTACGATCAACGCCCTTGCTGCGAAGTCTCTGAAGAAAAGCGGCAATGCGGCGCTGGTAACGGGCGACATCCTCGAAAACGATCTGAAGGACATTTGCTACAATCCGGCCTGGGACGCCTATCAGGTGATGGGGATCTGAGATGGCTGACAAAACACCGATCCCGGCTTCCGCCTTCGATCCTTCACGCCATGTCCTGCACGGCCGTGATGCAAAGACCGGACTGCAGAAGTGGTTTGCACTGTCCGAGATTGTTGCCGCTGAAAAGGCAATCGAAACAGTTGCCGAACCGTTGCCGGCGCCAGAGGTCACAAAAGACGATCTCGACGCTCTGAAGCTCGCCGTGCATCAGGCTCTGACAAATATCCCGCCACCTCAGTTCCCGGCCGATCTCATGGAAACGTTCACCGCCATGACCCAGACGATCCTTGCGCTCACGGCACGGATTCAAAAGCTCGAGTCCGATAATGCCGTCTTCACTGAAAACTTTGCGCAGTTCAAGGCCATGACGGGGGTTGGGGCATGAAGACCTCTGAGAACGGCTTGGCAAAGATCACCGGCTACGAGGGCAAGCTTCGTAAGCTGGGTGACGGCCGGTATATCTCGTATCGATGCCCAGCCAATGTTCCGACGATTTACATCGGTTGCACGCACGGCGTTTACGACGGGATGATCGTCACCGAGGAGCAAGGAATGGCAATGTTTGCCGCCGAGCTTGAAAAGAAAGAGGCGGCTGTCATGCGCCTCGTCACCGTTCCTCTCAACCAAAACGAGTTCGATGCGCTTGTCTCGTTCACCTACAATTGCGGAGAGCAAGCGTTGGCGGGTTCGACGATCCTGAAGCGGTTGAATAAGGGCGACCGCGCAGGCGCCGCAAAGGCCTTCGCGCCATGGAATAAAGCGACTGTGAACGGGCGAAAGGTCGTTCTGAACGGTCTCGTTCAGCGCCGCGCTTCGGAAGCCAATCTTTTCATGAAACCCGTTGAAGCTCCGGCGGAGCCTTACATGCCGCAGACCGTGCAGAAGGCTCTCGAACCTCCTTCAGCGCCGGCCGTTGCGACTGGAACCGCAGCAACAGGCGGGTTCATTTGGACCGCATGGCAATACGTCGGAAGCAAGTTCAATTCGTTCTTCGATGGCCTCGATCAAGAGCAGGCCATGATGCTTCTCGGAACCGCACAGAAGCATGGCGTCGGCAGTGCTTGGATCAACGTCCTGCTGTGTGCCGCGGCGGGCGTTGGCCTTTATGTCCTCGTCGGCCATGTGTTTCCGAAACTGGCAGGGAGCAAATCATGATCACGGCAGCAGCCGATTTCTTTGGAACGCTGATGGGCAAGTTTGCGCTCGGAGGCGGGATCATCGCGACCATCTTCGGATGGCTTCTCATTCACGATCACAGAGTGCGCGTTCAAGAGCGACAAGCAATCGAAGAAGGAGCGAAAGCACTCAATGCGAAAGGTCTACAAGCCCGCGCTTCTGTGCGCACTGATGGCGCCTCTGAGCGGCTGCGGCGGCAATACTGCTCTGACTGCAAGTAGCCTCTGCGGAGACGGCGCAACGCCAGGAGCCTGGCAACCGATCACGATCTTGAAAGACGACAAGATCACGGATCGAACCTCAGCGAAGATTTTGCAGAACAACGAGGCCCGTAAAGTGATCTGCAAAAACAAGGGCGCAGAGCATGGCTGACGAAACGCAGAACCCTGCAACCCAGGTATCGTCTGCTATAGGGTCTATGATCGCAGGCATCTGGTCGGCTTTTGCGACGGCTGCAGGCTCATGGCGCGGACTCATCGGTCTTGCTCTCATACTCGGTTTCATACTGCTGTATCAGGGGAAGCTCACGCCGCAACAAATCAGCTCCCCCGTCAAATCAGACAACGCTGAATTGCTGTCTTCAGTTGCAAATATCCGCAAAGATATTGCTGATTTGAAGGCGATTGTTATGCGCCAGAAAGACCCTTCAGTTGCCAACAACTATCCGTCAGCAATCGATCCGCCGAGGCCCTGATGTCATCATATTTGCCACGCTCACTGTTCGATCAGGTCCAGCCGGAAATGTCAGACCCGACCTATCGCGCGTCGATGCTCCCCATCGGAACATACCCGAACGCGGACGGCTCCGGTGAGAATCTCGGCCTTGCTATGCCTGGCATGATCCAGGAGCCCATGAACGCGTTGATGCGCTTGATAGGCACGCCATCACAGCCCGGCACATTCACCAACGGCCCGGACTATGGCTCCAATGCAGAGGACATGCGGACGCTCTTAGAGACGTTCTTCGGCGGCCAAGCGACAAAAGGTGCTGGGGCAGTTGAGAACAGCGCGGCAAGATCGGCAGGACGAACGCTTTATCACGGGACGAGATCGGAGCCATTCGACGCCTTTGATGCGAGCAGAATAGGTTCGGGAAGCGGCAATGACGGATTTTATGGTCGAGGCGCCTATCTCACTGACGATTTGGACTACGCTCGCGAGATGGCAGGTCCAAACGGAAACATTCTTGGCTTTAACGCAGCAGCAAAAAAGCCCTTCGTGATTGACTACAATGACTTTCCAGACGCCATGAGCAGGGCCGCTCAAATTTATCCGGACCATCCTTTGGAACGCGGAGGATTTTTGGGAAGTGACAAGATCGCTGGATGGACTGATGCGCTGAAGAAGAACGGATATGATGCGGTCGATGTTCGTTATCCGGACGGCCTTGATAACGAGTTTGTCTCCCTTGATCCTGCAAATCTGTCTCGCGTTTTCTCCGATCAACTCCCCTCTCTCTGGGGATCAGCCCTTCAACCCCAACAGCAATATCCAAACTCTCTCTTCACCTACTGATGTGCTCTGCGTTGCAACAGGATGAAAGACAAGATGAGCAATGCAGGAACCCACCGAATGGCATTTGACATGGATGCTAGCCGTCGAGCGCAGGCTCACCCGTATCGAAATGCACCTTGGGAAGCGGACTACGGAAAAGACCGAGACCTCCCAAGGCTGGTCCGCTCGCGACACGATGATGGCAATAGCCGGGATCGGAATGGTGCTGGCAACCCTGGCAGAAAAAGCTGGTCTTACCGCCGTGTTCTCAACCTTGCTCGCGGCCTATGGCTCGAAATGATGGACGAGTTATGCCCTGGAACACGGGTGCTGTTTGTCTGCTTCGGAATCATCGCTTTTATAGTGGTGGTGTAAGTCTCCTTTCTTAATAATCCCAACTGATCGCGTCGGCGCGGCCGGTGAAGACAAGCCACGCCGCATAGAACCGCTCAGCGAATTTGTGCCGGCGTCCTGCGAACCGCGTCTTATTCTCAGCCATCAGCGCGAGCGTGTCCGGGTGCGCGTAGATGATCAATGTCGGTCGCATACCTCGCTCCTTTGTTCACCAAATATAAATCAGCGGGCGATGCGCAGGTCGCCACGGCACCCACAGGCAAAAATGCCAACTTGGTTTCGCGCCAATGTCCCATCGAAAGCCGCACCAACTACCATCCATCACAAACTTCCCATCAACTGCCGAATGTACGGACCAAGCTCCGCGATCATCGCCTTCGCGCCGTCGTCTATCGGCACATCTGGATTTGACGTGATGCCATCCTTGGTGATTTTCAGAGCCCAAGTGTCTCCGCACTGAAAGGTGATCGACTTCGGGCGAGGTGGGCAGCACGTCTCGCACCACTCGTTATGATCGCAGCCGCACGTCATCCGCCTGCCTCCTTTGGTGTGTTCACTCAAACGTGCCGCTGAGCTTGATCGCGTCAGCGTCGAGAACGTCGCCTTCTTTCCACGGCTCAGCCAATGTGGCATCCGCGGGGAGCATCACAGTCGAGCCATCCGCAAGCGTGACGCGCTTCTGTAGTGGCCCAGCCTGAGATCCGCACGGCGTGTTTTCCTTCCACCAAACGTCGCAGGCTTCACATTGACTGACGCCATCTGGCGTGTCGCGGCCACATGTCTCGCACCACCACATGATGACCCTCCTTATTTCTGCGGCTCAACGATGACCGTCTTACCATCTTCAGCAATGGTGATGACGAGCGAGCGCATTTGGCGCAGCAAATCCGACTGATCGACGCCGTTTATGATGAGCATGGTTCTCTCCTATTGCTTCCATTGAAACCAGCGAAGGTACCAGCGCGACCAAGGCGTCGCAAAGCTGATGATATTCCATCCGCTGGTGAACCTTAGAGCATAGGACCGCAAGTAGCCGACACCGTACCCGCCGCAGAACGAGCACGTGCATGGGCCTTTGTGGCGCTCCAACAGCAGTTGGGTGCGCCAGACGCGCCGGTCGATGAATGAGTGTGTGACGCTGCCGTTATGGCAACTGCTGACGAATCGCATGATCTTCTCCTTATCTCTTCTTCGATTTATAGGGACGGCCGCTCGCACCGAACAAGCGGAACGCCCATTTCATATTGACGCCTTGCGGCAGGTGTTTCACCGCTGCCAAGTTCGTTGCGTAGTCGCGCGAGAACCAGACGCGCTTTGCTTCTGCCAGCACATCTGCGGGAAACTCTTTCGCGGGCCGCCCGCGTCCGCGGCCGATATCCGGCAGCGCCCGCGAGCCACGACGGAGCGCCGTCTGGGCGTCTTTCACCATCGCCTGACGTTGCTTTTTGTCCCGTGAACTTCGGCCTGTGTACGCTTCTCGCAATTCAGCGCCTCTATCATGAACTTGGATCAGAATTTCTCCGAGTTGAGCGGTAGGCGTTAGGTCGTCTGCGCCACGCTTCGTCGGAAGCAAACTCAATGCGTAGATGTCGAGTACATCACCCGGACGGAGTACGGAGACCGCATCGCGCCACGTCTTATGCTGGCGCCCGATTTCCACAATCCATTCCGCGCCAGCTTTGCGAAGGGCTTCTTCCTGCCTCTCGCGAGTGGCGCGCGGTGATATACATATCAGACCAATACGTGATTTGTCCATCTATTTCCGGAAATAGTGTGTCAGGCTGTTGATTTTTGGTAATCCACAGCTTATAGAGTATTTCCGGAAATTCTATTGTGCCGCTTCGCTGCGGCGGAAGTTGGAAGGAAAAGGCCGCTATGACTTGGTCGAAGGAAATGCTCGCCGCACTTGAAGCCGATGGCGAAAAGCTCCGCCAATTGACTGGTGAGGATCATGGCCCGTTCGCATTCGTTTATATCGGCGTCCGCAAAAGCGACGGATCAATCCGAGCGACGTGCTGTGATGACCCCGGCGAGGAAGAGGACACCGCGTCAAAAATTGCGGATTGGATAAAGCGCGGCCTCGCCGTCGAGAGGCTTACAGAAGCCGATTACAAAGCGCGTTTGAAGCTGTAAAGGAACCCCCACCATGTCAGCCGTACCGAAAGAACATCTTGCGTTGCTGAAAGAGGTCTATGCGGACCCTATCGCGCTCGAACTCTTGAAGGCGAAATGCCGTTGGGAGCACATGAGCCAGACGGCTATCATTGCTAGCTATGGCGATCCTCGGAAGTGGCAGTCATACGCTGAAGCGAAGCAAGAGCAGGTCGGGTGGGCAAGTGAATCTCCGATGCTCAACGGAATGTAAAGGAACCCCCACGATGGAAGATTTTTGCATCAAATGCCAGTTCCACCCTTGCAAGTGCAGGGAGATGACCGCCGAGAAGGCGAAGAAGATTTTGAAAGACAAAATCGACAAAGAAAAACTTGGAAGGTAAGCCCCAGAATGCCGAAGCTCGAAATGACGCAAGAGCAGAAAGACGAGCTTTGCCGTTTCGCCGGTCGGGGCTGGATGCATGCGGAGCCAGACGACCCCGTGCGTCGTGAGGCGATACAGATCGGGCTGCGCAAGCGCTGGCTGCGCCGCGAACTTGACGAGATTACATTCACCTCAAAAGGGCGCATCGCGCTCGGATTAGTCGATTAGGAACAAACCCCGGAATGGGACTGGATACATCACACGGCGCATGGCACGGGGCATACAGCGCCTTCCATCGTTGGCGTCAACGCATCGCCAAAGAAGCCGGGTTTCCTCAACTCGATCTCATGGAATGGTTCTGGACCGGCGAGTTTATGACCGGCTCTCCGATGGCGCCTTCGCTTCTTCCTTGCGACTGGAATGGATCGACTGCCGAGGCCGAACAATACTGGTTTAAGATGCGCGACCGCTTGCCGATAAAGTTTACGGACACAGACGGGGACAAGCGCCTAATACCTTTGCTGAAACATAGCGACTGCGATGGTGATCTTGCCCCCGCGCACTGCGCTATGATAGCCGACGCGTTGGAACAATTATTACCAAAACTCGATGGTGACGGCGGTGGCCATATCGGCAACTGGCGTGACAAGACGCAGAAATTCATCGACGGTTGCCGTGCCGCTGCGGCGGCCGGGGAAGCACTCGAATTTCACTGATATAATTTTGGAAGGATAACCCCGCTTCCCCTTCCTCCAGTAAGCCTGAATGAGGGTGGGGCATCAGTAGTCAAAACGAATTGGTATCTTTTTCATCTCCTCAAGCGCCTGCTCACGGGGCGTTTTGAACTCGGGCGCCAAATGCTCCCAATTGCCGCACATGTCGGCGATCTCCGATCGCAGACCTCCGGTCAGGACGAACCATTCCCCTCTGTGGCGGAACTCTGAGAACTTCTTGTGGAGATCGCGCTCGCGATCGAGGCCACCTTCCAGCAAGCCTATCAGCCGGCACTCGAACGGATTTCCAGTTGCAAAATCATGCGGGCGCCACCGCGGCGTCTCCGAGTAGCCGATCTTAACGAATTGCTCACATTGAACGAAATAGACGAAGCCGGATGTCCGGCGCGCTTCTGTCCTCTTCAGGCGCGTCATGAATGCCTCGACGTCAGCATTTGCCATTTCCGATGTGCTCCCTAGTTCGCTGGACTGAACTACCCAGAACGAATCTAAAACAAACGGCATCAATCGCAACTGTAAAACAAGAAAAAGTCGTTGAATCACAATAGGAAGACAAAAAGCTCCCTCGTTTACACCGAGGATGTCGGGAGTTCGACCCTCTCACCGCCCACCATGATTTCAATAGCTTAGCTTCCAGTCTCCGATGTGCGCCATGTTTGACGCTACTATTTCGTGGATTTTTTGCCCCGCAATCGCATGTCGATGACGTCGGCCGCCGGCCGCAAAACTTGCGCACCTGGCTTCGTGTAAATGGTCCTCGTCGTCTTCGGATCGCGGTGTCCGAGAAGCTTCGATATGCGCTCGATCGGAATGTCATCTTCGTCGAGCCACGTCGCCACGGTGTGCCGTAAGACGTGAGGCGTCACACCTTTGAGCTCGGCGCGGTCGACGGCCGCCATGAAGGCTTTGCGGATCTTCTTCACCGGATCTCCGTTCCACTCAATGACGTAATCGGTAATAGCGCCGGCCTTGGCTTCCTTGAGTGCGGCGCGCGCCTCGGCTGTCATCGCAACGATCGCCCTGCCCTTCTGCGTCTTCTTGACGAGCGGGTTCGGCGTCTCGGTGCTGCGAAGGTCAATCGTTCCGTCTTCGAAGTCGACGTTCGACCATAGGAGCTGGCATAGCGCACCCGATCGCCCTCCCGTCGTGATTGCCAGAATGACGAACAAGCGGACGTGAGGCATCTTGCAGGCGTCAATGAGCTTGATGACCTCGATTTCCGTCATGACCCGCTTGCGGCCGGCTGGCTTCGAAGGAACCCAGATGTAGGGTGCAAGAGAAATGATGCGGCGCTTCTGCGCCCAGTTCACGCATGACCTGAGCCGCGTGAGTTCAGTCCATATGGTTGACGGTGACTTGCCGCGCTTGAATCTTTCGTCGGCGTAGTCTCGGCAAATGTCCGCGGTGATGGCGTCAACTTCCAGACTTGCAAAACGCTCCTTGAGCGCCTTCCAGTCATTGTCGAAGTTCGCGATCTGCTTGCCGTCTTTTTCCCGGTCCTCGCGGTAGGCGTCCCAAATATCCTGTACGGTCTTCGACTGCCGTTCCTTGAGCAGCGTGACGCTGCGCACCCAGCTATCGAGAGCGGCGCGAGCTTCTATTTCAGTGCGGACACCAAGTCTTCTGCGGTGCGGACCTTTCTCGTCCCGCCAGCAGACGACGGCTTCCCCGTGGAGCTGCCCAAGCCGATACTTTCCGACGACGTATTTCCGCCAGTGCTTTCCCATCGCGCGACCTCCCCTGCAGTGACGCGCAGCAATTTGCCTCCGACTCGGAAGGCTTGCAACTTGTGCTCCCTGATAAGGGTATAAACGGCGTCGCGCGAGCAGGCCCATCTCTCAGCTAACTGCGCGACAGTTAAGGGCCTTTCATTCATTTCACTTCCCTTCCTTACTGCTGGTGAGAGCACGGAGTAACCTCAATAGTCGCTATCTATGGAGACCATTGGCGGCTCTGCGACGATGTAACGTTCACCATGCATTTCTTCTATTGTGACCCAACCCAGTCCTTCTATGTCTGCGGTGTACCAATGCCTCCACCGATTGCGGCATCCAGGAATATCAGGAAGCGGGTCAAACCATTGAGGCGGAAATTCTCTCATCTACGTGTCTCGTTCTATTGAGTTTAATTTATTTTCGAGCGCCTTAATTCTCCTAGTATTTGAAAAATTCCACAAAATTGAACAGAC